TGATGGTGTGACAGGGCCTTGAAAACCGTTTGCCTTGAGGATAAATAATTTTGCGGCTTACTGTGCCCGGGTGGCGAAATTGGTAGACGCACTCTTCGCGGGCGTGCTGGTTCGAATCCATTCCCGGGCACCAGATTTATTCCTGAGACCTCGCAGATTCGCGAGGTTTTCTTTTTGCCCTTCGCATTCTCCGGGACCGATAAATTGAAATCGAAGCTCATTTGAAATAATTTATTACAAATAGAGTCTATATAGGTGTTTGCAAAAATCGAATCTTATAGGTAAAATTTCATTTCTCTGTTGCCCGGGTGGCGAAATTGGTAGACGCACTAGCTTCAGGTGCTAGCGCCTTCACGGGCGTGCTGGTTCGAGTCCAGTCCCGGGCACCAGACCTACTTGTCATATCCCGTCAAGCCTCGGTTTTGCGGGATTTTTTGTTGTCCGTTTTGGCATATCTCGTTATATTCAGGTTTAGATAACGGAAATTTAACGGAAACGCTAACGGAAATTCTCGAGGCGGATATGGCAGGAATAAGAAAAACTCCGTGCGGCACGTATGAAGTTTACGGATACAGACTTCAGGCGGACGGAAACAAACAGCGATTCTCAAAAACATTTAAAACACGTTCTGAGGCAAAACGCTTTGCGGCTGAGTTAGACATTAGCGCAGAAGAACGCTCTTCCTCAATCACTCTGGCCGCGCTGATTGACGAATACATCAGCGAAGTCACTTCCCAGAAACGCTCCAAACGTACAGAAGAGATCCGACTGAGAAGGCTCCAGCGTGACAAGCTGGGGACTAAAGCTCTATCAACTTTCACAAAGCGGACGATTGAAAACTACATTGAACGCCGCCTTAACGAGCGCGCAAAAAACAGAGACACGAATGTGCTCCCGTCCACGGTCAATCGGGAGCTGACAATTCTCTCTGACGTTTTTCAATTCGCTATTAAAAACGAACTTACAGATGTGAACCCGTGCCGAGGCGTGGAGAAACCACGGGAGCCAGAGCACCGCGAGAGAGTTGCTTCAGACGAGGATATAGAGAAACTTTTGCAGGCTTGCGGATGGGACGGGAAAACCGTGCCAAAGAACAAAATGCAGTTGGCCGTGGCAGCGTTCCTTTTTAGTTGCCAAACGGGAATGCGAGCTGGTGAGCTTTTAAAGATTGAATATTCTTGGTTAGGTGACAACGTGCTTCATGTGCCTGCTGAGGCTACAAAAACATTGTCAAGAAGAGACGTGGCCTTGTCTGCAAGAGCTCGGGAAATTCTTAAACTTGTTATGGAGCTCGAGTATGAACCACGTGTATTTGGCGGACTTAACGATCACAACAGGGATACGCTATTCCGGAAAGTGAGGGACAGAGCCGGTCTTGGTCCTGAGTACGATTCTCAAAACCGGCTGATAAAAGAGGGTCTGAATTTTCATGACGGCCGCGCAACTTTTGCGACGTGGGCCGCGAGCCCTGATCCAGAAACAGGGGCGCCCCGTTTAGATGTCCTGGCGCTTGCAAGACAAACGGGGCACAAAGATTTGAAGATGCTCCAAAGATATTACAGAGCGAGCGCTGAAGAAATTGCTAAGCGGCTGAAATAGCGAGCTTGGCTCGGGCGTGTCTTTTGTTTTCCATATAGTCATCAATGTCTTTTGTGTACCAACGGTCACGCCCATTCTCGGAAAAAGCATCAGGCTTAGGGAACTTCGGATCCTTCATTACTTCACGGGCGGCAGACGATCCAGGAGCAAAGCCAATTCTCACCTCAACCTCAGGTTTGCTTAGCGTGAGTTTTGTAGTTTTCTGAATCAGCTTTTCAGCAATCTGACTGGAGAGTTTATCGGCCACCATGCTGGACAATTTGTCATAGTCAATATCTGTCATTTTCGTCCCTCTGATGCTTCAATTCTTCCTATTTCTCGATGCAGTTTGTCCATACAAATCTTGTCGAACTCAGCTTTATCCTCAGGAGTGATCAACATCTGGAACTGCTCGAGCATGATGTGGACATCGGCGGCTTCCTCAATGACATGGTGCCAATGCTCCGGGGACGGTTTATCAAAGTAGGCGTCAAACGCTTCCTGCAATTCATCGACTTCTTCCGGCAATTTTTCGTACACCTGATGGTCATAGCCGTAGTGGTCCATAATCATGAGCAGGCAGGAGTAAAACTCCACGGCATTAGTTAGCTTCATTGTTTTCCTCCTGGAGCACTCTGTTTACCTGCTCCTTCAGTTTGTTCTTAAGCTCCATGCTTGCGCCAATCTCTTTGTTGTCACGTTTTTCCATACAGTAGGCGCGGTCCAGATAAAAATAAACGAGGCGGATCATCAGCAGCGCCTCGTCTTTTGTGATTTCAATTTTGCCCATCATTCATCCTTAAAGAAAACTAAAAAGAAACGGTTTGTTCCGGCTTTATTTGCAGCAGGCTTTTTGTCCCCGAACACAGGCTCACGTTCCAGTACGTAAAGGAGCTCGGCCAAAGAGACATCTTTATCAGCCCACTTAAAAATCAGAGTGCCGTTAGGTCGGAGAACGCGCCACGCCTCGTTGAAAATCCGTTTCATGTCCTCGTGCCAGGCCTTTTCTAAATAGCCGTAGCTTTTGGCCATGTCCGACGTTTTGCCACAGTTGATCAGGTGAGGAGGGTCGAGAATCACGAGATGGAACGAGTTATCGGGAAACTCGAGATCCCTGGCGTCCATGATCTGATCCGGGTGAATCTCCAACTTTTTGTATTGCCGTGTCCAGTGTGTTTCATCGCGGATGTCCCCAAAGAGCACGGACTTATTGTTCTTGTCGAAATAGAACATTCTTGAGCCGCACATCGGATCGAGTATCGGTTTCATAATGACTTCTCCATAAAAACAAAAACGCACTGATTTCTCAATGCGCTTTTGTTTGGCACCTTTAAGAAATAAGGTGCCGAATAAGGTTTATTACTGTTTTTGTTCCGAAGCTGGCGCCAGCGCTAGTTCTATGTCGTGCTGTTTTAAAACCTTTCTTAAATACTCGTTTTCTTCAGTCAGAGCATTAGTCGTTGACACTTTCTTCAGCTCGATCTATAGCTATGTCGATAGCTTTTTTAATCGTTTCCCAAGCGCTGATGTCTATTCCGATTTCAGTAATCTTTTCACGCTGTAGGCCGTTAAAGTTGAGAATTACTTGATTCTTTTTAATGCCTATACCGAGGTTGGCGATGGCAGCACTTCCTTGGCTTTCTCCGAAAGCGTCATAGTTTATGACGTAGGCGAAGAAGTTTATTCTTGGGAATTTGTTCACCATTTTTGCTCCTTTATATGCATGCCTTCATTGCTGCGTATGTTTCTGTTGTCCTAACTGACTTTGGCATGACACATGCAATAACCCGTTCACCGGACCCTGCATAAAAAGTAGCCTTTAATGGTGTGCCTTTTTTATTTGGTCTATGAAAAATCGGACAGACCTCAAACGCTGCTTCTAATTCTTCAATAACTTTTATGCATTTCGATTGATAGAACCCGAACTATCCCGGTTTTTTAAGATCTTCATTCGGTGGAATTACTTTTGAGTAGTCCGGATAGGTTCCTTGCAGAGGTGTAAAAGGAAATGAAAAATCATCCACAGATATTTCCGTGTTGGAGAATATTATTGTGTTTTTAGTCTTAGTTTTTGCGACTTGTTCAACGACATTGCGAGGAATTAACACACTTCCTGTGCCATTCAAACCATGTGCACATTTAACGGCTATGATCATAAAACCATTGCAAGCAACTACCTCACTTTTATCAAAATCAACGAAAAGGCAGTTGAGTTTGTAAGGAATATCGTTTTTGGGCATTACTGAGAGAAGAACTTTAAGTTGTCGTTTATTCATTGAATAGCCTTTTATTAAAAAATTACGCGAGTTGCTTTAATGGCTCCACGAGTTTTCTTTTTGCATGGGTAATAAAGACCTGGATAACCTTCTGGATTGTTCCGACACGGGACAAATTTCCAGTATTCATGAATGACATCTTTAATGTCAGATGGCTCTATAGGTTCATAGAAAAAATCTGAGAGAGACTCAATCACCTCTTCAATGTCGAGCCATCCGTACAGAAGAGTTTCTCCATCATCGCTGAAAACAACCTCGCCATACGGGTAGTTTTTTGGCATACCGCCTCCATGAAAAACGCCCCATTGTTAGGGGCGTCTGAATTTTCCTGGGTTTCTTGTTAGTTGACACTATTCTTTATCCCAATCGCTAAGAGCTTCAGCTAGGGATCTTATGAGTTTTAAAGCCTGCTCTTTCGACAAGATGATGTTATGTGCTAATGCACAAGAATCAGCTCCACGCATTAGCAAATATTTTGGTTTTCCAGGAATAAAACTTAAAGATGTAATCACGACCGGATCAAGTGTTTTTAACCTTTCATCTTCTTGTTTTAGAGCAAGCGCGGTGACAGCTGGGTTCAAAAGTTCTGGGCTTGTTTTTTCCATTTTTTATTACTCCCGCTTGTAGGCACTAAACTTCAAAATATCGTCATCAGGCGGTTCAATTTCAAGTTCTCTGAAAGCCAATACAGCAGCGCCACTATATTGATCCCAACTTCTGAAATCGGTATTGAAGTAAGAAACACGAATCTTGTGCTCAAATCTTCCGTTTAAGTAAACTAAATAGTTACCTGGGCGAGGAGGCCTTAAAGCTGGAAACGGATTCCATCCATCTGGGTTGTACTCAGGAACCTCTTCAAAATAGTCCTTGTCAACTCTCATAGAAAGTTTGAAAACTTCAGATTCCAGCGAAATGTAATCGGTTGGATCTTTCATTTGTTCTCTGCAACACGTTGCAATTCTGTCATCAGATACCACCAACTGGTTCACCTTGAGCTTTAATTCCGGATCTTTAATCTTCCACATCTTTATCTCCAAAAGAAAAGCCCCGCACTGCAGGGCTTATGGTTACTTATTTATTGTCTCCGCCGGAGCGTCCTGATATGTTCCAACGACCTCGCCATCTTCGATGTCCTTGAAGTCATCGACGGTGACGGCGTTGATGTCGATCACGTCCTCAGGCTTAACTTCCTCTCCAGCTTCTCGTTTGGCGTCTACATTTGTAATCTGCAGGGCTTCGATTGAAACAGGCAGATATTTAAATAGGCGGCGGATGACAGTTTTCAGGGCCATCTGTTCAAAATACGAGTTCCAGATATTCTTTGACTTGGCCTTTGTCTTAACCGCTTCAACCTCAGCGCGAGACATCACTTCGAATTGGTATCCGCCGCCTTTCAAGTTGGCCACGGCATAGACAAACGTAATCGGCTTTTTGATGCGGTCAGCTTCGACGCTTGGAACGTGGTGGATGTCCGGATGTAGGCCAAGCTGATAATTAAAATCGTCACCTTCGTGCACTGCGAATGCGGAAAGAGACAACACTTGTCCGGAGCGACGGGCCAAATCAATCATGCCGCGGTAACCAAGAATTAACTGGCACTGGTTTCCATATGGAACAAGGTAAGCTTGACCGAGTGCGGAACCGGGCTCAAGGCCGAGCTGAGCAGACTGCATGACGGCTCCCAGGAAAGATGCCGGAGTTGTGTTGAGAAGCGCTGGAGTCTTTCGTAATTCGGTCGCGGCAATTCTTGCCATGCGGTCTGGACTTAAATGCTTTGGCACCGCGAGAGCCAGTTGTTTTTTGAACTGGTCAGACAGAACCTGCTGCACGATGATCGGCGCTTTTGTCTTAGGTTTTGCGACTGGTGCAGAGGGAGCGCCGACAGCGGCGGCGAGTTGGTCGGATGTGGACAT